ATAATATATCATTTTACAATTCAATTTATTTTTTAATTATTTAATGTATAAATATAAATTGAAATAATATTAATACTAATAATGCCTACAAAAATGAGTAATCCTATTCAGTGTGCGGTAACAACTATAATGTATTCGGCGTTTATTTTACTACAATCAGTTGGTTCATTGATACTTGTTCTATTACAACAACTGGGGAAATTGCTTTTCCTTGGTTGGGATAAAGCGATGGATAAAATGGGTCGGAAACGCATTATTATGGATCGCCAGGGAAAAGAACCATATCTTATTCGTTATTATTTGCTTTTCATTGATCGCAGTGAATCGTTTCCCTTTAATATATTCATTCATAAATTTCTAAAAGGAGACGATGATGAATTGCATGATCATCCTTGGGGGTATTTTACGTTTATACTTTCTGGAGGATATAATGAAGTATTGTTGAATAAAAATGGAGAAAATACAACTCATTGGCGAGGTCCCGGTTTCTTTCAAAGAGTCAAACAAAGTCATGCTCATGCGATTCACCTCGATGATTCTGAAGACGCCGGAGAATGTTGGACCTTGTTTATACCCTTCCGGCGTGAAAAGGAATGGGGTTTTTGGAAACCGAAAGAAAACGATAATGCTATAAACAAAAAAAACAACACCGTTACCGTTGGACCTAATTACGAGTGGATCGAATCGGAAAAATACCTTCAAGAAAAGAAAGACCTTTAATAATATAATTTAGAATGAAATCCAGTTATATATATAATGACTGAAAATCCCATACATAATGAAATCGATTTAGAATCTGATGATTTAATTGTAAATGAACACCCCTTCGAAGAAATTACTGAAGAAGATTTAGAATGTATTGTTTGTTTAGATTTAATTGAAGATTATGCAACTCTTTATAAAAATACTCTTTGTAAATGTGAATATACTGCCCACGATAAATGTTTATATAAATGGTTAAAACAAGAGAAATCTTGTCCTACTTGTAGAAAAGAATTATCTGATGAGGTTGTAGATCGCTTCCAAGAACGCATTAGTGATTATCAACGAGAACGTAATCTTCAGATTCAGAATAATGCAAATGAATGTGGTAAAATGTGTTTTATGTGTTGTGTATTTTTTTGTGTAGTTACTGGATTTGCTATTATTTATTCTCCTCACAGTCAATAATTGCAAAATATAAATTGAAATGATTAAATAGAAAAATAATATACCAATCACAGACCAACACTACTGCCGACCACAAAAATGTCCACCTACAAACTCACGCGCGAAAACCTCGCAGATAAATCCCGGATGGATATATTGACAGAAATTAATGATGAAGTTGGCTTTAAACATAGTCCGCTTCTTGCGCGGTTGATTACTCTTACCCCAGATTCTTTTGAAAGTCGAGTTTTGCATTGTGCGATTTGTTTCCAATTCTATTTGGTATCCAAGAATATGTTAAAAAAAAATCCAAACGATGAAACAGCTTTTAATTTGAGTAATGAAATGATGACTCAAATTAAAGATACTTGGGCGAAAATTGATACGTGTGCCTAATCTACTTGTTCAAGGATTATTTCATTATTCTCATCATTTTCATTTTTTTTACATTCTCCACGGCATTCACACTCACATTCACCTTCACATCCATTTTTACATTCACATTCGCATTCGCATTCGGGTTTGCATTCGGGTTCGCATTCCACAGAATTCGTAAACATTCCCTGACAAGTAGGTTCTAGACCACTAGGTTTATATTCACACGTTGATTCACATTTTGGTTCTGGTTCGTTTGTTACATCGTTCAAATCGTATGTTACATCCTGTGTATTCATATTTATCAGTAATTCACTTAACCCATGATCCGTATCCTTGTCAAGAACAATATTGTCTCCTTCAAACAATTCCGAACGAATTTCTTCTACCGTAGAATTTTCTGTTAATAGTTTTGCTTGCGAATTCATTTCTTTTACCCCAACTAACTCACCCTCTTCATTTAACATTTGACTCAGTTTATTATCACTCTCGGTTGCCTTTTTAATATTTTCTTCAATCGCCTTTCTTTTACTGTCCTTCAATCGTTTATCAAATTCCGTTTTGGCTTTTGTTTCATTTTTATTTTTTTCATGCATCAATTCATTTAATTCCTTCTCAAGATACTCTACTCGTCCTGTTTTATATGCTTCCGGATGAAAAGGCATCCATACTCCCACCGGTCCCACATATACATCATGATTAGGGTCTAATTCTCTCAACATCTTGCATCTTAATTCAGCCTCTTGTTGTGATGCAAAACACCCGCGCACTTTAATACCTCTAACACTTGTTTGAAAAGTATTTGCCTCATTAAATGTTTTCAATAATTTTTCTTCATTAATATCTAAAAAATTCTTATATTCATCACTTACCGTCGTATATAAATTATCTTTTTCTTCATCTATAAAATCAGAAAAATCTGTATTTAATTGTTCAATATTTAAATTATATTTAAAACTCAAAAAACCAAGAAATTGATTATATTTTTCTATTTCTTTAGAAAAATTCCATTGTTTTACAAATTCTTCAAAAAAATGAACTTCCCTTTGTTTAATTATATTTTCAGGCGAAATAAAAGATAAACATACAAATTTTTGCTCAGCAACTGGTTTATCTTCATCTAATAAATCAACCAGTGGCTCTTTCTCTGAATATTTAGATAGAGACATTATAAGTATATAAGTGTAGCGTTTTTATATTATCTTTTATAAAAATTATTTATTTTAAATTCATCTATTCATAAAACTTTTTTTTTCTTTATAATATTTATAATGATGAATATCGATGTAAATGAGTTTGTAAAAAGAGTTATCAAGTATATAGTTGAGGGTTTAATGGTAGCCCTCGCAGCTTATGCTATTCCCAAGAAATCCCTCAATATGGACGAAATTTGTCTTTTAGCATTAACTGCTGCCGCCACATTTAGCATTTTAGATGTATTTGTTCCAAGTTTAGCTGTTTCGGCTCGTTCTGGTGCTGGATTTGGTATTGGTGCTAATCTTGTAGGGTTTCCTTAAATAGTAATATTTTAACCGTTAAATGGTTAAAATATTTTACGTGACTTATAATGTAGGTATAAATTGCCAATCTAAGTCAATACATATATTTTTCCAAATTTCATCTTGTTCGATTCGCTTTTCTCTATCTTTTAACATTGGGAAAAAAGGCAAAAATTGTTTTTGATCTAATAATTCACATAATTTATACACTGTATAATAATAATTCAAAAAATTAACTCGTCCTTGTGGACAATATTTAGAATAAGGAACTTGTATATCCATAAATAAATTACATAGTATTTCTTCCAATTCTGGCGTCATAATAGGTGGTTTAATACCTAATTTATCTTTAATAAAAGGTATATGTTCATAATATTTATTATATCCTAATTTTTTCAAAAATTCCTTTGTTTTTTTATTTGTTATTTGATCTAATTCTATGCGCTCCTTTTTAATTTGATTTTTTAAATTTACGAGCACATCTTCGGGTATATCTGTTGTCTCTTTTGCCTGAAACTGTGCCAGGATTTCTCTAAAATGATTAATACGTTTATACGCATAAAAACATACTTCTTTAGGGGGTTCCTTATAACAAGGTTTATCGCTATCTACCAACATTTTAAAATGTTTAAAACAAGTATTGCACACTAATATGCCCTCTTGTTGAACGGGTATAAGTTCGCCTTTTTTACAAGAATTACAAATGTCTGTATTTTCAACAAATTCATCCATATTTAAAAAAGAATGATCGATATTACGTAAATACTTATCAGTATTTTTATTGATTGGATCTATATTTTTCTGATCTTTTTTCATATTAAAAAAAGTGTCCAATGTTTTTTTATTGTTCTCATCTTTATTAATATCTTGTTTATTTTCAAAATATTCAAAGATATATTTAGAATTTTCGAGGTAATAATTCTTTTTTTTTATTTTTATTTCTTTAATTTCCTTTTTTATTATTTTTAAACGATCTTTAATTTGTAATCGTTGTTCACAATTACCTTCCTTATATTTTTTTTTTAAAGTATCGTATTCTTTTTTTAATTTAGGAATAATTTTTTTTTCTTCACGATCTATTTCTTTAATTGTAGCTTCATGTAATTTATCTAGTGTTTCATAATGCTTTTTTTTTATTTTAAAAGATTTTAGTTTAGTATTTACCATATTGAAATTATATATATAATAAAAATAGTTTATTTAAGTTTTTAGTTTTCTTAAATATAATTAATGGATACTACTAAAGATAAACCTCCGTCTTTAAATGTTGATTTATTAACCTTTCAGAAGATGGCATTTATATTTAACGCAGTAGAAAATGGATGGACTGTACGAAAAAATGATAATAAATATATTTTTGTTAAAAATCATGGGGGGGAAAAGGAAATTTATTTAGACACGTATCTACGGTCTTTTTTAGAGAAAAATTTTGATATGAACGATATGATAAATAATTTTTAGCTTAGATTCTAAATTTTTTTTCTTTAGCAATATTATAATGGGAGGAGGACTCATGCAACTCGTTGCTTATGGCGCTCAAGATGTTTACCTTACGGGTAATCCACAAATCACTTTCTGGAAGGTAACCTACAGACGTCACACCAACTACGCTATGGAAGCAATTGAACAAACTTTCAACGGACAAGCCGATTTCGGTCGCCGAGTAACATGCACCATTAGCAGAAATGGTGACCTTGCTTACAGAACATACCTTCAAATCACTCTTCCTGAAATTAACCAAGATATGGACGATACTGATGTATACGCTCGCTGGCTTGATTTCCCTGGAGAGCAACTCATCAGTCAAGTAGAAGTAGAAATTGGTGGTCAACGCATTGACCGCCAATACGGTGACTGGATGCACATCTGGAATCAACTCACCATGACCAAGGAACAACAATCGGGTTACTACAAGATGATTGGTAACACCACCCAACTCACCTTCGTAACTGATCCTTCGTTCGCTGATGTTGATGGACCTTGTGACTCGGACGCTCCTCGTCAAGTATGCGCTCCTCGTAATGCTCTTCCTGAAACCACTCTTTACATTCCTCTTAAGTTCTGGTTCTGCACCAACCCCGGTCTTGCTCTACCTCTTATCGCTCTTCAATACCACGAAGTCAAGATCAACATTGACCTCACCCCCATTGATGAGTGCCTCTGGGCAGTCAACTCCCTTACCGAAACCGCAGGATCATCGGCTAAGGTATCGACCGCTTACAACCAATCGCTTGTTGCCGCTTCGCTCTACGTTGATTACATCTTCCTTGACACTGATGAAAGACGTCGTATGGCACAAAACCCTCATGAATACCTCATTGAACAACTCCAATTCACCGGCGATGAATCGGTCGGGTCCTCGTCCAACAAGATCAAGCTCAACTTCAACCACCCTTGTAAGGAACTCATCTGGGTTGTACAACCCGACACCCACGTCGATTACTGTGCTTCCCTCGAAGGTGGCGAGACTCTCTACAATGCTCTCGGTGCCCAACCTTTCAACTACACTGATGCCGTTGATGCTCTACCCAACTCGCTCATGGCCTTCGGTGGACCTTCCGGTGTTGGCGCCAGTTCCACTGCCTTCATCAACGCCTCGGGTGCCTTCCAAGATGGTCTTGCCGTTGACCTTAGTGGTGGTGCCGCTCTTGCTGCCAATGCCTGGGAAGGACCTTCCTTCCTTGATGGCAATGTCAACTCGGGTGTATCGGATGCTGGCACCTTCGTCCTCGCCGAAACCTCGCTCGACATGCATTGCTGGGGAGAAAATCCAGTTGTCACCGCCAAGCTCCAACTCAACGGTCAAGATCGCTTCTCGGAGCGCGAAGGCACCTACTTCGACCTTGTCCAACCCTTCCAACACCACAGTCGCCACCCCGACACCGGTATCAACCTCTACTCGTTCGCTCTTCGCCCCGAAGAACACCAACCTTCGGGAACTTGCAACTTCTCGCGTATTGACAACGCCACCCTTCAACTTGTTCTCTCGAACGCCACTGTTGAATCGACCAACACCGCCAAGGTCCGTGTATACGCGGTCAACTACAACGTGCTCCGTATTATGAGCGGTATGGGTGGATTAGCCTATAGTAATTAAATATAAAATAGTATATTAGTTAAAATAGAATTTAAAGGTTAATGTTATATATAACTATAACATGAATCATATAATTTCTGTAACCGAAAATTGCGTTATACTTTGGGTATCGTCTCACCCTGATCGTAAATATAAGATTGATTTTGAAAAGTATAACACATTTGTCTTAGAACATAAAAAAAACAAACATAAATATAAATTTATAGAGAATAATTCAAAATACCCTCATTATACTAATAATAATAATAAACCAGTCTCATTAATTCAAGCAATTCATCATTTTCCAAATAATGTAGATTATTTATTTAAAAACGAAAATCATATGGATCTTCGGGATGAAAATGTATCGTGTAGACACGTATACCACTCGAAAATAATACAACAATACCCTAATGCAAAATATATACCCGGGCATATTATGCGATATGGTCGCGATGCTGGTTTTATGAAAAACCCCATATGGGAGGTTATAAATGATAACCATAAAGTGATGCTATTTATGTTATGTGAAAAAAACGCTTTATGTAAATTGTGTCCAGATGCATATCAAAAAATAATTGATTTTGAAAAAATGCATTCAGATTCATATGGGCATACATCAAAAATAACATTTAGTTTGAGTTCAAATAAATATATACAAAGCAGTAGTAATCTTTTTATTCATCAAATAATTATGAATTGTCATGGAAACGGAAAAGGAACAAAGAATATTAGCGTAGACCATATCGATCAAGATCCTCTCAATAATTGTTTAGATAATTTACGTATAGCAACTCGTGTTGAACAGGAACAAAATAGTAATGGTATTAAAACAAATACAAAACGTGCACGAAAAACATCTGCGAAAAACTTACCTATGGGTATTACTCAGAGTATGATGAAAAAATATGTAGTTTATTATAACGAATGCTACAATAAAGAAAAGGGGTTGTATAGGGAATTTTTTAAGGTGGAAAAACATCCTAAAATGGTATCTAAAATATGGATTTCTAGTAAGTCTAATAAAATAACGATTCACGAAAAATTAATGGCTGCGAATAATGTTGTCGAACAACTAGAAAAAGATATTTTTCCTAAAAAAGATAACGTATTGCCAACATATGTGAATCTTTCAAATATGAGAGGAAAACCGCATCTTATTTATGATCGTAAAACGATGGAGGGTATGCGACAAACATTGCGTATGGTTTTACCTGAAAATTATGAAATGGAAACTAGTCTACCATTGTTTATGGAAAAAGTAGCTCAAAAATTTAACATTAACTAAACGCCGGCGTTAAAAATATAATTTAAATTTAGGAATTTAAATTATAAATGAAATCCAAATTCAGTTTAGACTTTATTGAAACGCCAGTATTTGCCGATGACGCATTCCTTGAAAAACTAAAAACCATTCCGAATGTAGAAAGATATCCGTTACATTATTTGTTCGAAGATATGAAAATGCCAGATCAGGGCGATGATTTGTGGTTGGAATTTGGGGTCTATTCGGGGAAAACTCTCAATTATTTTGCGAATTTTACGGACAAGAAGGTTTATGGATTTGACAGTTTCAAGGGGCTTCCGGAAGATTGGCGACCTGGATTCGAAAAGGGGGCTTTTTCTCGGGAAAATAGACGCACTTGGAAAATTCCAAAAATGGAAGGTAATGTGGGGCTTGTAAATGGGTGGTTTAATGAGACGCTAGATGGTTTCCTGGAACAACAATCTGATAAGAAAGTTGGCTTCATACATATTGACAGTGACTTGTATAGCTCGGCTAGTTATGTTTTAGAAACTCTTCGTGAACGCATGAAACCGGGGACCATTATTTTGTTTGATGAATTGGTTAATTATGAAGGATATGCTGGAGATAATGGAGAACTGCGGGCGCTTTGTGAGTTCGTTCAAAAATACAAGGTTGAATTTGAATGGATTGGAATGAATGGGGTAATTGGCACTCGCGGAGACAAACATGAACAAGTGGCTTTGCGAATATTAGCTCTTGGTGTTTAGAAAATCTTTATATACTATAATGGTAAATCGAAGAACTAAGCGACGTAGTAGAAAAAAAATTAGAGGGGGGATG